ATGAAAAAGAGCCATTCCTGTCCTTCCGAGAGAGCTTGTCTTGCGAGCTGATTATGCCCGTCGGGAATCGGTAAATCAGTTGATCGGTAAACCCGAATATCAAATTCACGTCTCATTTCTTCGATGGCTTGTTCAACTTTTGTATACACAAGCCCTCTCGGTGGTCGCCCTATCACTAAACAAAACATTATGGGCGCTTCCTGACTTATTGATTCATCATGCTCCCCATTCACGTTCAAAGATTATGAACGTACATTAACCCCGAACCCTGCACGAAGCGTTATCACACCGTAAATCGCGTCGACAACAACTTTCCATGCCAGAGAAGGTAGCCAATAAGCTGCCTGAAGGCGTGGAGCCTGTTGCATTGCCAGAGCGAATGCTTCTCTATGGATAAGTAAGTTGTGATATTGCGTCGGTGTACCGGCTGTGGATGCAACGTTGTTCGTGTAATATACAGGAACACCGTAAATTTCTCCCCACAGATACCGTGATGCTGGACCTTTCTTAACAGGAGTTGCCTGGTCATAATTACCGAGATAATCAGCCTTCACGAATTTATCGATCTTCATGATTGCTGCTTTTTGATTCGGATGGATTATGAAATATCTGTTTTCGAGAGGAACATCGTTCCGGTCTAGAGCCAGTTCAGCGGCGACATATGTCGCGTCTCCTGCGTCAACACCATACGTACCGACATCAGTCGTGGTAAGGTTGGTATAGAGAGCCAGAATATCTGAATCCACCTGCTTTGCGATCGCGTAACCTGCCTTCTCTGAATACTCAGACCGAAGGTCATAATTTGACTGCACAGCGACGATATCTTCGATTTCGAAAGAAGACTCATACCACTTATTGACGGTCAAAGTCACAGAGGATTCAGTAACGGTTTGGGTAGTAACATCAGCGTCGATTGATTTCACATTTGCTGAGAGGTTACTGATCTGAGGGATCTTAATAGCCTGACCCTTGGCTTGCACCATAGCGTCATAGCGTTTTACGATACCCGCAGCCACCAAAGCTGCTTCCGCTGCCCGGATTGTTTCGGTGGACCAGAGTGTTGGTAAGAACACTGCTGCTGTAGTTGTACTAATATTTGCCATTATATATTCACCTCCTTTGCCGTATAAATTTGATCGTTTGATCAGCTATCCGTAAAAGAGGAGCCCCGTTTATTCAGTCGAAGGTATTCTGGCAATAACCGAGTTAATCTTTTGTAAATTCTGCTCGTACCATTGTCTCCCGTCAGGTTGTTTCAACCGACTCTCGATATATTCAGGTGTCATTGTTTCTTCTTGCACCCGTGTCCTGGTTGCTCTGAGAGTTGGTTGCTTCACCGTTTGACGCGTTCCCATTCCCTTAACCTTGGCATCGAAAATCTCAGGTTCGAACATCTTGTTATAGACATCCTCAGGAGTATAGTTTCGATATTGCGGATTAGCGTTGATATATGCTTCATATTCCGATCTATCGAAAGCTGGCAATCCATCATTGCCGCCATGTCTGTTTTCGAGTCTGTCCATTTCCATATTCCAGACCAGACCTGAAAGCTTTTTATTTACTCCTTCCTCGATTTGTTTTGCTACGAAATCTTTCGTCGCGACACCAAATTGGTCAAGCTTTGCGACAGCGTCTTGTACATCGGGATTTTGGACAGGTTGCATACTTCTTAGCCTCATTGCTTCCATTTCAGTTTTCAATTGCTGCATTTCTGATTGCAATTGTGTTGCCTGATTAGCGCGTTGAGCTAGATTACGTATCCTGTCTTGAGTTGATCCCTTCAGACTGTTAAAAGCTACCTCTTCAGGACTAGGTTCCAAAGCACCTTGCGGGTTGACTTGACTACCGTCGTCTGCTGTTATCATTTCTGGTTGCGAGCCATCGGGAGTTTCCAGTATCTCGCCGTTTGGATTAAATTCCATACACTATTCACCTCACTTTCTTCAAACTAACGTGTTTGCCCGCTTATTTTTTTAATAGGCATAAGTGCCGCGTCTCTCACGTTCTGAGACGAAACGATACCGTTATTTATTCGGCAAATCAGGATCATCGTTATGATCCGCGTGGGAAATATCATCAGGATTATCGATATCCATTGCGCCGGGTCGTCCTGCTTCCATGTTTGTCTTGTAAGTAGAACTCATCAGGAAATCTTCACTGGCACTCTGGCTATATGTTTTTGGCTGAGTAGGTCCACCCTGATTGACTGTTCCGGGACGTGTCGCGGGACCGCCGGGAACATAGTTTGATTCAGCTTCATTGGAAGTCTTATATGCACTGGTAAATCCCGGTGTCGGGATTCCGCCTTCATAAACTTTTACAGAATCACTCATCATAATCACCATCCTTTGCGTTGTCGGGAGCTTCGAGTCCGAAGCGTTCCCGGATATTATCTTGTGTTTCGTCACCGCATGTTTCATCCATTCCCCATTTATCTGTTTTCTGTGCGACGTAGCCTGCATTGAGATCCACAGGACATGCCATATCTCCCCACATCGAAGAATATCTGTTCTGGTTGTTGAAATATCTATCTGCCCGTATTGCTATTTTTCCCATATCTATCCTTTTACTTTGTTTAATCTTGGATTGGCTTTCTTTGCCGCTGGCGAGGCACTCCTTGTTCGTGAAGCCAGAATAGCCCTCGCGCTTTCGAAAGAAAGTCCTTCTTTTTTCGCTATACTATTTGCTACACTTTTGAATCCTGGATGTGCTTTTGCCATATTTCTACAAAAAAAAACCCGGTTAGTATCCCCTGCGGGACACTTTTCCGAGTTGTTCTCTTAAAGCTATTTATATTATATCATCGTTTATCAAATTCTCGAAATATGCATATTCTTTGTCTATAATTTGGGTTAAATTTGACTTCTCTGAGATAATATATAGGTGGAACAACCAGACCTTTATAGAAAACGTATTGAGAAATACTTTTCTATTGTGAATGAAAATGCCGAAACTGTTCCATTTAAGTTCCGAACCCCCCAGATAAAGATCCTCGAACGGTTGACCCGCAGGGATATTATTCTGAAAGCCCGTCAGGAAGGAATCTCCTCTTTAATTCTTGCTCTATTCACCATTGATTTTATTTTTATTGAAAATATCCGGTGTGTTGTCATCTCTCATGAGAAAGAAGCCACGACGAAATTACTTCGCAAAGTACGGTTTTATCTTGATTCCATTAAAAAAAGACATCCCGAATTAGATGCGTACAAATTGGACACGGAGAACAAATATGAGCTGGTGAATAAATATAAAAACTCAGTCTTCTATATTGGTACTGCGGGAGCCAGAGCGTTTGGCCGGGGTGACACGATTAATAATTTACATGTTTCCGAGCTTTCCCGTTGGCCTGATCAGGAGGGTTTGATGACAGGTCTTTTACAGTCCGTACCACTATCGGGAAGGGTTGTTATTGAAACGACTGCGAATGGAGTTGGCGACTATTTCCACACTCTTTGGAAGAAATCGAACACCAGAGAGCGAAGCTTTACCCCTCACTTTTTAGCATGGTTTGATGACCCGAAATACACCCTTCCGATCTTCGGAGAATTCATCCCTAGCCCCGAAGAACAGGAATTGCAAAACACGTATCATCTGAACAATGAACAACTAAATTGGAGACGCTACAAAATTCATGAGTTGTCAGACAACATTGATACATTCAATCAGGAATTCCCCGCTACTCCCGAAGAAGCATTTATTGTTTCAGGAAATCCCATCTGGCCGCCTTCACTTTTGAAGAAATATTTGCGCCGGTGTGAGAAGCCCCGTTGGCAGGGAAATATTATCGGAGCATATGAAGTATTCTTTGAAGAAAATGAAAAAGGATATCTGAAAGTCTGGAAAAAGCCTCTACCGGGACATACCTATGTTATCGGAGGTGATGTGGCCGAGGGCATAGAAGTTCCGGTAGAAGGACCCAAAAGTGAGAGAAGAGATTATTCCTGTGCAGTAGTGATGGACCGGAATACTGCGGAGATTGTCGCTGTCTGGCATGGACACATAGATGGAGATCAGTTTGGCAGACAATTAGAAGCGATAGGCAGATGGTACAACATGGCATTTGTCGGTGTTGAGAGGAATTTTCAGGGTTTGGCTCCTTTGATGACGCTTCGTGATCTCAATTATCCCCGTATCTACTATCGTGAGCGAATCGGTTCGTTAGGAGATCCGTTGACTGCTGAGATGGGCTGGAAGACGACTCGTGAAACCCGTCCGTTGATGATTGACGAGATGAGTAAATGGCTACGCGAAGAACGGTTACATATTTATGACACAGAGATTGTCGACGAAATGATGTCCTTCGTCCGCTATCCCGATGGTCAGGGCAGAGCCGCGTCGAATGCCTTCGATGACCGCATTATGGCTCTGATGATTTGTATCCAGATGTACATCCGTAACCCCATGACAGAGATCGGAAATCCCATTGAAAGACCTGACGCATTGCTTGGTCAATCCGAAGGTCTACCCATTGATTTAGATCTAGGCGGTGCAGATCCGATGGTTGAATTATGAAATATATATCGCTATTCGCAGGGATTGGAGGATTTGATTTAGCACTCAACAGACTTGGACATGAATGCGTATATGCGAATGATTTTGATAAATATTGCAAAATAACCTATGATAAGAATTTCAAACATAAACTTGACACCAGATCAATTACCAGCATCTCAACAGATGAAATCCCCGACCACGATTTACTCGTCGGCGGATTTCCCTGTCAGTCATTTTCTATTGCTGGAAAAAGAGGGGGATTTGACGACACCAGAGGAACACTCTTCTTTGATATCGCGAGGATTCTCAAAGAAAAGCATACAAGATACTTCATACTGGAAAACGTCAAAGGACTGCTATCTCATGACAATGGACGAACTTTCAAAACCATCATCTCCACGCTTGTTGAGTTGGGGTATGATCTCCAATGGCAAGTGCTTAACTCAAAGAATTTCGGAGTCCCCCAGAATAGGGAAAGAATCTTTATTGTCGGAAATATTAGAGGAGACCCCGGACCCCAAATATTTCCTGTCAGAGGAGACATCAGGAAAGATACTCGCTCAATTGGGAAAGACATATCACCATGTCTCGACGCCAACTATTACAAAGGATTTTCATCAAGCGGATTCCAGTCCAAACAAAGACTTCATATCGTTGAAGAAAATCCAGTCACGCCGGCCATCAGGGCAATAGAATACAAACACGGTGATAATCAAACACTTATCGGAACCTATCGAACCTATAAAGACGAAAATGAATTCAGAATTATGAAATCAGGACTTGCTCCGACAATTCAGGCAAGGACCAGGGAGGATGGATCGGGACAGCCAGTGGTGGCAATACCAGTTTTGACACCGGACAGAATGGAGAAAAGACAAAATGGCAGGAGGTTTAAAACGGATGGTGATCCATCATTTACTTTAACTGCTCAGGACAAACACGGGATATATGACGGGATGAAGATAAGGCGATTGACTCCGATAGAATGTGAACGTTTACAGGGCTTTCCTGATGGATGGACTGAAGGAGTGAGCGATTCGCAAAGATATAAGCAACTCGGCAATGCCGTGACAGTGAATGTAGTTGAAGAAATAATGAGGAGGTTTATATGAATATACACGAATCCAAACATATTGTTGATATTTTAAACGAAGCTAAAGTCATTGAGAAGATTCTGGATACGATGGATCATGGGTTTGGTGAGGTTAATTTCAAAGTGACTGTCCAGAATGGAGCTATCAGGGTGATTTCAGTTACCGATACCCAAACGGTTAAGATCGTGTAAAATATACACAATGTTAGAATTATTTGCTTTCATTTCAATACTCGTTACCATGATAGGTATTCTTACCTATTTCTATTTCCATGAGAAAGAACAGCAAGTTTACATCAGTAATATTCAACATGATTTGACCAATCTCCCTATCGAACTTCAAAGATTTTATGCGGAAATTTCTTCTAAAGATTCTTCGCGGAATCAAAAACTTATCAATGATACGTTCAGGCAATTTCTCAGTCACATAAAGGATTTAGAACGCATGGTTCTTCCCAAGCCTGTGACAGAGAAAGATGTTAAGTCAGTTATGAACAGGATCGGCACGATTGCGGATGACAAAGAAGAGATTCAGTGGGAGAATGAGATTGAGAAAGCAGAAAAAGGTGTCGAACTTCCGAAAGATGACTGGACGGGATATATCAATGCAGATACCAAAGTTGCGTTTGAAGGGGAAGAAGACCAGACAATTATCGAATAATTTGCTACTTGGAGAGTAGGCAATAAGAAATTAATGGGCGTAGAATGGAAGATCCTATTTGCATGATGGGGCGGACGAGCGTTTGAACCGATCATTCATCCTAACCTGGCTTAGACTCCGCAACTCGAAATTGTAGCCGATCAGCTATTTTGCACTACTCTTCAAGTACAAGATTATTGAATTATCGGGTGGCAACAGAAGTACGAGTTGCTGCAAGACAAGGTTAATCGCTTGTCCCAAGTATACGCAGGTCGCGAGTCCTGTCAGTGTTGGCTTGGTTGATCACCGCTTAAAAGTCATAGGTTCATTACCATTGACGAACTGACGAAACCTGCGAAGTGCGAATCTTCGCCCCGATAATTGAATGATTAAGGTATAATATACGTGCTACTAAAGAAACACTCTAGCAGTAGGAGACTACTGCTATGGTTAAAAAAAAAGAAACTCCCAACAAAGTATCTGATGAGACATTGGACCAGAAATTAACCGATGATGGATTGATTGTGGGTTCTGATGAAGAGAAGGAACTTGAGAAGCAAAGAGACTTTCTAAATCGTATCGCGAAGCCTTCGTTTCAGGCGGCCAAAGATGCCAGACGGAAATATGATCAGGAATGGATTGCCCGCAATCTTTTTTGGAGAGGCTATCAGTTTTCCCGCTATTTACCCCAAACCCAGACAGTCGTCCTGTCTGGCAGACAGAACGCCAGAGTGCCAGTCAATCTTGTAACCGCCTATATGCGGGCTATCAGGAATCAAGTAAC